CCCCTCACCCCCCGAGCGGCGGGGCCGCCCCGCGCCTGGACGTCTACAGGCCCGGGTTCTGCCCGAACCACGCCTGCATCTCCTGCAACGGCTTACTCACCGCGTAGAAGTTGCCCCGCGCCGCCAGGTTGTCCCGCCCGTAGTGATCCGCCCGCTGCTCCGCCACGTTCACCAGCCGGATCGGCTCCGCGTACAGCGCCGGATCCTTCGCCTGCATCGCCGCCCGCAGCTCCAGCGCCGCCCCGAGCTGGTTCGTCATCAGCTCCTGGCACTCCGGCGCCGTCTCGCAGCCCGGCGCCGCAGCCGTCCGGTACGCCACGAACGCCTCCCGCACGTCCGGCCCCGAAGGCGACACCGACGCGGACACCGACGGAGTCGGCTTCCCGTCCGCCCCCGCACCATCCGCGCCGCAGCCGGCCACCAGCACCAGCAACCCGGCCGCCACCGACACCGCGGCCCCCACCCTGCACACACGATTCATGCCGCGCAGCATCCCACCCGACCCGAGCAGGGGGAACCGAAACCACCACATGAGGGATCATCAGAGGCGAGGCGCGGGGCCTGACCAAGAGCGGGAGCCCCACCGCCATGCCTGCATCCCGAGCGAAGCAAGCCCTCACCGCGAAACGCCGAGCCGAGATGCTCCGCATGAAGCTCGAGGGCCACTCCATCGCCGCCATCGCCGAGCACTTCGAAATGAGCCCGAACTCGGCATCCAAAGACCTCACTCGCGCCATCCGTAAGGCCCGAGACCTAGAGGTTCAGGAAGCGGAGCTGTGGCGTCACGTCCAGTCCGAGCGTCTTGAGGCCCTCCTCCACGCCGTCATGCCCGACGCTCTCACCGGGGAAGTTCGCTCCGTCGAGCAGGCTCGCAAGCTGATCGTCGACCTCACCGACCTTCTCGGGGTGAAGGTGCCCGTCCGTACGGAGATCTCCGGCCCGGACGGCGGCGCCATCCCGTTCAGCAGCGGCGAGCTGTCCGAGCTGCAAGCCCTGATCGACATCTCTGACCAGGAACACGCCGACATCCCCGCCTTCGACCACGACGAAGACGACGCAGACGAGGACGAGGACGAGGACGACCAGGACACCGCAGACGACGATGACGACAGCGACGACTGACCGGCAGACCCAGTTCCTGGACCGCTACCGAACCCTCCCCGCCGAGCAGCGCCGCCGGGTCGCCGCCCGCGCCACCGCCGAGACCCGGCGCAAGCTCGCCAAGGTCGAGAGGGACATGGCCCTAGACCGGTCCCCTGGGGCGATGGCCGCGGTGCTCACTGAGGGACGGGAGAAGCAAGCCGCGCACCTCGCTCTGATCGATGCCGCATTCCGACGTATAGCCGCCGGCGAGCGTCTCCAGGTCATGCTCACCATGCCGCCACGGCACGGAAAGAGTCAGCGGGCCTCCCGCTGGGGCCCCCTGTGGTACCTGCGCCGTCACCCCGAGCACCGCATCATGATCGCCTCCTACGGAGCCGACCTCGCCGACGACCACGGCAGATGGGTGCGCGACCAGCTCCGCGAATACCCCACCGCCCTCGGCATCCGCCTCCACCCTGCCTCCCATGCTGCGAACCGCTTCGACCTTGAGCAGAAACGCGGATCATCCGTACGCGGAGGCATGGTCACCGCCGGCGTTGGCGGCGGCCTCACCGGAAAGGGCTTTAACCTGGGCATCATCGACGACCCGTTCAAGGGCCACGACGACGCCGCCAGCCCCGCCCAGCGCGACCGCGTCTGGGAGTGGTACCGGTCCGTCTTCTTCACCCGCCGAGCCCCCGGCGCCTCCATCATCCTGATCAACACCCGATGGCATGAGGACGACCTCTCCGGTCGCCTGCTCGCTCACGAGCCCCACCGTTGGCTCCAGATCGACCTGCCCGCCATCGCCGACCGCCCGGACGACCCCATCGGCCGCGCCCTCGGCGAACCCCTGTGGCCCGCCCAGTACGACGCCCAGGAACTCGCCGACACCCGCGAGTCGGTCGGCGAACGCATTTGGTACGCCTTGTACCAGCAGAAGCCCCGGCCGCTCGAGGGCGGCGTGTGGAAGTGGGCATGGATCACCGGCAACCGCATCAAGCCCCAGGCCTGGCCCGGCATCACCCCCACCCGCGTCGTCGTCGCCGTCGACCACGCCGGCGGCGACGCGATCCGCAACGACGAAGTCGGCCTCGTCTGCACCGCCCGCGACGCCGACGGCCACCTCTACGTCCTCGACGACCGCTCCCGCACCATGGGCGCCGACACCTGGGGCACCGAAGTCTGCCTCCTCGCCATCGAGCGCCAAGCCGACGCGATCGTCGTGGAGAACAACTTCGGCGGCGACATGGCCGCCCAAGTCGTCCGCCAGGCATGGACCGAACTCGCCCGCGAGGGCGAAACGAAGGGGATGCTGATGCCGGCGATCCTCGAAGTCCACGCCAAGCAGGGCAAACGTCTGCGCGCCGAACCGATCGCGCAGCTGTACAAGCAGGGCATGGTCCACCACGTTGGCGAGTTCACCGAGCTCGAAGGCCAGATGGTCACCTGGATCCCAGGGATGGACTCTCCAGACCGGATGGACGCCTGCGTGCACGCGCTGACTGAACTGGCTGACCCGGCAGCGCAGTCGGTAGCGACGTCGTCGTACAGCGACCGACGGCTGACGGGACGCCGGTGAGTGGGAAAACCACGTCCACACTCGCCCAAAAACGTGTCACCGAACCGTCAAAATGGCCGTAGCGGGCCGTCTCGGACCCGTACGCGGATCCGGAGACGGACAGCAGAGGTCGAAACAGGTCCGAGAAGGGGTCTGTGCGGCCATCTGCGGGCGGGAACCTCGTGGGAGACCAACGGGGCGGGGCGGATTTTAAAATCTCGGTGATACATTGGATTTGCACGTACGCATCCAGAGATGCGTTGCGCGCAACAGGAAACAGGAAAGACAGACAGAAGCCAAGAAGCCGCCCCCCTGGGTGGGTGGCGGCTCCTTGACGGACCTGGGCTACATCTTCGTCATCGCTTCGAGTCGTGGTACCACACGAGCACCGCGAAGACGAAGCTCCAAAAGCCCCAGTCCAGCATCGGGTTCTGCATACCTTCCTCCTGGTTCCGGTTTGGAGAGAGCCGGAAGTGATCCGCCCGGGGACTCGCGTCCCAGGGCGGATCCCACCGGGCATATGCGCCGGTGGGTTTGACCAGGGGTCAGGTGGCAGACACCGTGCTCGAAGTTTACGGCCTCTCAGACCCTCCGAATGACCTCTCGCACACGCATTCCGGGGCATCCCGCATATTCGGCGCGGAATTCACGACGTACGGGCACGTCAGGTAACTCGAACGAGTGAATTCCCTGGTCGGAAGTTGACCCCCCAATACGTGCTCCTTCGTGGCCCTCAACCCTTGGCATCCGCCAGCGCCGTCCACCACAGACCGGGGGCACCGAACCCCCTACCTCCCCGTACCCTGATCACAAGGCGCGGGGCCTGTGTGCGGAGGAGCGCTCTGTGGGCCTCAAGTCCCTGGTCATCGACGCCTGGTCCTGGCTGAACTACAAGCCCATCTACAGCGACCCCACCCTCGGCATGCCGAACCGCCGGGCCTTCCCCGAGGCCCACGCCTCCTGGGTCCCCGCCGCGGACGAGCGCCGCCTGGCCGCCTACAAGCTCCTCGCCGCGTACGACAACAACCAGGCCGGCGAACTCGCGGAGCTCCGCGACGGCGCCGCCGCCCGCGACCGGCGCGAGTACGGCGACCCGAGCATGTTCATCGACACCCTCGTCGCACACGTCATGGGCCGCGAGCAGACCATCACCGTCCCCGGCGCCGAGCAGGACACCGACCAAGCCGACGCCGCGGCCGCCGAACGGGTCCAGACCCTGCTGCGCGAGTGGGCCGAGACCGAACTCCTCGCCATGCGGATGCTGCAGACCGAACGTAAGGCCGTCTCCCTCGGCGACGGGGTCTACCTGCTGTACTGGGACGCCGACAAGCGGCGCGTCCGGCTCCGCAGCTACGACCCCGGCTTCTACTTCCCGGTCCTGCCCGAGGACGGCGACGGCGCCGACTTCCCCGAACGCGTCCACCTCGCCTGGGAACTCCCCGAGGACCCCAAGCGCGGCCTGAAGGCCCGGATCCGGCGCATCACCTACGAGCTCGACTGGATCCGCCCCGCCACCGCCTCCGGCGTCGACCGCACCGGCCGGCCCGTACGCGCCCCCGTCCTGACCGACCCCACCGACGGCACCGGCACCGGGGCCGGCCCGGTGCCGGCACTCGGCCAGGGCGACGTCTTCGACGAGCGCACCGGCGGCATCTCCCGCCAGTACACGTGGAACGACGAACCCTCCTACCGCACCTGCTACCTCACCGACGCCACCTGGGACATCGGCGACATCAAGGGCCCCGTCGACGTCGACTCCCTGCCCCTGGACGCAGCCCGCTTCGCCACCAGCCCGTCCGGGGAGGTCCTCGACCACCTCGACCTGCTGATCGACTTCATCCCGGTCATCCACGTCCCCAACACCGTCCCGCCAGCCGAGGAGCACTGGGGCCAGTCGTCCCTCGCCAAGGCGCTGCAGACGTTCGACGAGCTGCAGGGCACCGACACCGACTCCTCCCGCGCGTCGGCCACCACCGGCTCACCCATGATCGCCCTGTCCGGGAAGCGCACCGGCACCCAGCGGGAACTCGCCGTCGGGCCCGGCGTCATCGCCGAGATCGGCGAAGGCGGCCGCATGGACGTCCTCGACACCTCCCGGGCCCTCGCCGAGCTCCGCAACCACGCCCACGACCTCGCCGACCGGGCCGCGAACGTCGTACGCCTGCCCGCCGTGTCGCTGGGCACCATGGACCCCTCCAAGGTCCCCTCCGGCTACGCCCTCGAGCTGTCCCTGGGCCCGCTGGACTCCCTCATCTCCGCCATGCGCCTAGCCCGCGCCCACAAGTACGCCCTGCTGCTCAAGTTCGTCCAGCGCCTGTCCATCGCCGGGCAGCACCCCGACTGGGCCGGCATCCGGCCGCTGCCCGCCGAACTGACCTGGGGCCCGTACACGCCGACCGACAAGGCCGCCGTCCTGAGGGAGGTCACCGACGCCTACGCCGCGCACGTCATCTCCCTGGAGACCGCGGTCCGGCGCCTCCAGGACGCGGGCTGGCCCATCGACGACGCCGAGCAGGAGATCACCCAGATCGAATCCCGGTCCTTCGAGCAGGCCCGCATGCTCGCCGACGCCCTCGGCAACCCCGACGAGGTCGCCGACTTCCTCGGCCGCTCCGCCCCCACAGCCGACCCCGCACCGGCGCCGATCCTCCCC